CTTGAGTCTGCGATTGCTTATGTCGGAGGCCGTTGCGAGACACTTTTCTCTGGCGTTTATGTCCGAAAGAATGTACCCGGATTGATTGCAATACTAAGCATGAATGGATTAGCAAGATAGGAGTTGCAAGGTGAGCCTCTGGCACAAACTAAATAGTTGGTTAGAGTGGAGAGGTTTGACGTGGAATGAAGTTGGCTATGCATTGGTAATCCTGTTGGCTTTAATTGGAGCAGTAAGTTTTCTAACTTGGGCTGTGATACAAGGATATAAGCCTTATGCCTTATGAACGAAAAGGAAAATGTGTTTACAAGAAAGGCACTACCAAGCCCGTAGGCTGCTCTGACACGGTTGAGAAAGCCAAGGCATATTTAAAAAAACTTTACTCTGTTGAAGAAATCGTTCGAGAAGAGATTAAAAGATTTTTAAGAGAAAGAAGGAAATAAACCATGGCGTCTAAGAAAGGGTTTGTTGATACGTGGATAGAGAAGTTCACGTCTAGAAAGTTATTAGTATGGTCGACCGCCTCGGCGCTAGCGGCCTTCGGGCATCTTGCTAGCAGCGATTGGGTAGTTATTTCAGCTATCTATATAGGCGGCCAGAGTGCTGTCGATATTGTCGAGAGACTAAAGAAGGTCTCATAATGCCGCAGTTATTGTTGAAACTGCTTCCTTATCTTAAAGCCTACTGGAAAGAGTTGGCTATTATTTGTTTGGCGATGGCGTTTCTCGGCAAGATGAGATATGATCACCGTCTGTTGATTAAAACCTACGAAGAACAGACAATCGCCCTCCAGGAGCAGATTGACGGCTTAAATTTAATTCATGCTGAGGAGCTACGCAAAAAAGAAGCCGCCCTCCAGGCGTACAAAGATTCTCTCGAAGAACTTGAAAAAGACTACAACAGAGAGAAAAGAAACAACCGGAAGACAATTGACCGGCGCCGCGATCAGATAGAAGAACAGTTTTCCCAAAACAAAGAAGAGCTAGCAAATGAAATCATTAACAACTTTAATTTTGAGTATGTTCCTATGTAGCAGCGCCTACGCTGAAGACGTGGGCCAGTTTACATTTTTAGGATCCGGTCAGTGTGCTCCATTTGAGGGCACTCTTTTTGATGCAAAAGCGACATCCCGCCTTCTAACGCTCGAAGAAGAAATGATTTTGGGATGTAACGCACAACTGGATTTTGAGTTAGCCAAACAAAGAACAGAGCTTCAGCTAGATCTGGACTCGCAGAGGATTCGTTTTGAGGCAGACATTAAAGAGAAAGACTTGGCAATCGAAACTCAACTTCGCCAGATTAGTGATCTTCAGAACGCGCTAAAGAAAGTCTCTGCAAACAACAAATGGCTCTATGCCGCCGGCGGTGTGGCCACCGGGATTGCGCTGTCATATGCTGCTTATGAGGTCCTGGTCAAGTGAAAGATCCCAATAAGATAGCTGCTGTAGAAAAGGCAATAGCGAAAAAGTATGGCGACGAAGCAATACAAAACCCATCGGCCAATTGGGATGACGAAAAAGAGAAAGACTATTTAGAGCAATCAAAAGAACTATACAAAAAGTCCTATCATAATGAAGAGCAGCAGGAAAAAGTTGATGTTAATGGCATAAAGGTTTCAAAAAAACTACTTATACGTGAATCTTTAAGATGTTGTCCTGTCTGTGGGTCTTACCCAAAGAGATCATTGGATGATGTTTGCCTTACTAAATTTGATTGTTGCAGTAAATGTCACCTTCAATATGTGGAAGGCAGAGAGGAAAGATGGCTGAAAGGCTGGCGTCCAAAAACCCAAAAAGAGGAAAGTAAATAATGGCAACAGTATACGAAATCGTTCAGGGGCTAGCCCAGGCAGCCGCCAACGCATATGACGGGGCTCTCGGTGAAGACTATGAGCCGGTAGAAACAGGAGCGCTCCGCAGAGAGCAGGGAGACATGCTTATCGACCAGCGAGTGATGGACGGATTCGGTGTGAAGTTTTATGGCAACATGATGTGCCTCACTTATCACTCTGAAGTCCAGCTTAAGGAGATCTACGGTCCCGGCTTCGAGTCCGAGATTGATCAGCGCATGACTGATATCGCCGGCTGGCTCAAGAAAGAGTACAAGCGCATTACGGGAGACTCCGTCACTCTTACCGAAGAAGGCGAAGTGGATATATTTGCAGAGAACTCTTCTCGTGTGCGTTCTTGGGTAACTGCCAAGAAGCACTTTAAGATTAACCAACTTGATGAGGCCATGAACGACGATAACTCTGGTAACTCTAATACTGTAGAGAAAGGTTGGGAATCGTTTCTCAATCAAGGCGGATGGGACGGAAAACGCCCTAAGAACGATACGCGCTAAGATGATTAATGAGTTTTCAACTAGACAAAAAACAAAAAGTAAAAGAGATTCTAAAGTGCGGTAAAGACCCCGCTTACTTTCTGAAAACATATGCCCGCATATCGCATCCAATGCACGGGCTGATCTTATTCGATACGTATGATTTCCAAGACACGCTGCTGCATGATTTTAACGATTATCGTTTTAATATTATTCTAAAAGCACGCCAGCTTGGAATTTCAACCATCACAGCCGGCTACATCGTCTGGCTCATGCTGTTCCACAGGGATAAGTCCATTTTGGTTATGGCAACAAAGTTTGCCACTGCTGGAAACCTTGTCAAAAAAGTTAAGGGGATTATGCGCAATGTTCCCGACTGGCTAAGTATTGCAACTATTACTGTTGATAACCGTACTTCTTTTGAGCTTTCTAATGGTTCTACAATTAAGGCCGCATCAACCTCTGGTGACGCTGGCCGTTCTGAAGCGCTGTCGCTGTTGGTTCTTGATGAGGCCGCCCACATCGAGGGACTAGAAGAATTGTGGACGGGCCTGTATCCTACGCTATCTACAGGTGGTCGCTGTATTGCTCTGTCTACTCCTAACGGTGTTGGCAACTGGTTCCACAAAACCTGTATTGATGCCGATGCAAATGTTAACAACTTTAATCTAACAACGCTGCCCTGGGACGTTCATCCTGATAGAGATAAGGCTTGGTATAAAAAAGAAACCAAGAACATGTCCAAGCGTCAGATCGCGCAAGAGCTAGAGTGCAACTTCAATACTTCTGGCGAAACCGTCATCTCTCCAGAGTGCATGGAATGGATGTTGTCAAATGTGAGTGAGCCTAAATATCGAACTGGGTTTGATCGCAACTTTTGGATTTGGGAGGAGTATGATCCGTCATGCAACTATCTTGCCGTTGCAGACGTTTCCCGCGGCGATGGAGCCGACTTCTCTACGCTACACATGATTAAATTAGAGACTCTCGAAATAGTAGGCGAGTATCAAGGCAAGCCAACACCAGACATGTACGCCAACTTCTTGAATCAAGTAGGGCGAGAATTTGGAAATGCGATGCTTGTGGTAGAGAACAACAACATCGGATACACCGTCCTCGATAAAATGGTTGAGTACGCTTACCCAAATTTGTATTATTCGATTAAGTCTACACATGAGTATATAGAACAACATAGGGGTGAATACCACACGTCTGCGGTACCGGGTTTCTCCACGACAATGAAGACGCGCCCCCTTATAGTTGCAAAATTAGAAGAGTTTATCAGAAATAAACTAATTAAGATACATTCTTCGCGAACTGTAAACGAGTTTAAGACATTTATATGGAGGAACGGCAAGCCCCAGGCAATGAAAGGCTATCATGATGATTTGATTATAGCATTGGCAATCGCGTGTTGGGTTAGAGATACAGCGATTCAATCAAGTGCGAGAGATTTAAATTATCAAAAAGCCTTTGTAGACGCCATCTACACAGTTAAAACAACCATGAATACACAAATAAAAGGTCAAGATGGCTACAAGCAAGGCAATGCAACTGATATAATATCTGAAGCGAAATCCTATTGGGAACAATACAAATGGATTATAAAGTGAGAAAATAAATGGCGCCCTCAAACAGAAATAGAAATCAGGGGAAAAACCCTGCAAATCGAGAAACAGATCTATTCAAAGCACTGACTAGACTATTCTCTGGACCTATTATTAATTACAGGTCACAAACTGGCCGCAAGATTCGGCGCCAGCACCTGGACAAGTATTCTTCACGTTTCAAGAGCGCCTCTGGCCAGCAGTTTAAGAAGTCCCTCTACAATCCGTTGGACACAATTGCGACCAACGCAATTCAGAATCAGCGCCGCTCAGAGAGATATGTAGACTTCGATCAGATGGAGTACATGCCCGAGATAGCGTCTACTCTTGATATTTACGCAGACGAAATGACAACTCACACAGAGTTGCGGCCGATGCTCAACATTAAGTCTGGTAACGAAGAAATCAAGGCTGTCCTTACAATCCTGTATGATCAGATTCTCAACGTCCAGTACAACTTGTTTGGCTGGGCTCGCACAATGAGCAAGTATGGTGACTTCTTTTTGTATCTTGATATTGACGACAACCATGGAATAACTTCCGTGATTGCATTGCCGCCGATGGAGATTGAGAGGCTGGAAGGCCAGGATAGCACGAACCCCAACTACATCCAGTATCAGTGGAACTCTGCCGGAATGACTTTCGAGAACTGGCAGATTGCACACTTTCGTATTCTTGGCAACGACAAGTACGCTCCTTACGGCACTTCTATTCTTGAGCCCTCTCGACGCATCTGGCGCCAGCTTACTCTAATGGAGGACGCGATGATGGCTTACCGCGTTGTTCGTTCTTCTGAACGCCGCGTCTTTAAGATTGATGTTGGCGCCGTTCCGCCAAATGAAGTCGAACAATACATGGAGAAGATCGTATCCCAGCTTAAGAGAAACTCCGTGGTCAACCCCGATAACGGACGCATTGATCTGCGCTACAATCCGATGGCAGTGGAAGAAGATTACTTCATTCCTGTTCGCGCTGGTTCCGTTACGGATATTCAGAATCTTCCCGGTGGCGCAAACACCACACAGATTGACGACGTTAAGTATCTTAGAGACAAGCTGTTTGCAGCACTCAAGATCCCGCAGTCGTATTTGTCAATGGGCGAAGGCGCCAACGAAGATAAGACCACGCTAGCACAGAAAGACATACGATTTGCCAGAACAATCCAGAGACTCCAGCGCGTTCTTATTGCAGAGCTAGAGAAGATCGGCATTATCCACCTCTATACTCTTGGTTTCCGCGGCGACGATTTGCTATCCTTCTCTTTGGCTCTCAACAATCCTTCCAAGATTGCTGAGCTACAGGAACTAGAGTTCTGGAAGCAGAAGTTCGACATTGCTGCATCTGCCACTGAAGGTTACTTCTCCCGTCGCTGGGTTAACGAGCACATATTCGGACAGTCCAATGAGGACTTCGTTCGCAATCAGCGCGAAATGTACTACGATAGAAAGACTGATGCAGCGCTTCAGCAGGTCGCGGAGTCGGCCGCAGCCGAAGGTGGCGGCGGTCTTGGTGGCGACCTAGGCGGCGATCTTGGTGGAGACCTTGGTGGAGACCTCGAAGGCGACCTTGGTGGTGACCTCGATCTCGGAGGCGCCGAAGAGATGCCTGCCGGCGATGTGGACGCCGCCCCAGAAGGTGGTGGAGACGACTCCCCGCTTCTCGCAGTGCCCCCAGGCTCCCGCACTTCGCCCAGGTTGACGCCTGGAGCCAAGGGTAAGGTCTACCATCCGGTAAAGACCGATAAGCGAAAGGCAGGCGCTAGAAGCCGTTCCTTCGCCGCTGCCGGCTCAAGAGAGAAGGCCAGCAGCACTGCCCGAAACATCACTCCGGGATACACAGATATTAAAACGTTGTCTGGAATGAATGGCTTGGGAAGTCTTTACGAACAGGAAGACTCTATTTATAAGTTGAGAGAAAAGACGGAAGAGGGCAAACTCTTTGAGATTAACGACTCTATCCGACTTCTTCTAGAAAGCCTAGGCGATAAAGAAACCACCACGGAGCAAGAGAATGAAGAAGAGACACAACAAAAAGCGTAATACAGCGTTTGTATTTGAAGCCCTCGTCCGCGAGGCTACGGTTGCGATCATAAAAGAAGATCACGTCCGTAAGAACAAGGCTGTATCTATTATCAAAAAGCATTTTGCTCTTGATTCGATATTATATAGGGACCTACAAAACTATCGTTCACTGTATGAAAACCAGGAGATAGATAGAACAACGGCCGAGAAGATAGTGAAGGAAGCACGCTTGGCCAGCCGTCTTATGGACGCACATGGTCTTTTTGTTAGCCAAAGCGATTTGATTGCAGATGTCAATAAAGAACTGACACCGGAAGTGTTTAATAACTTTGTGCCCAATTACAAGACATTGGCTTCAATCTCTCAAATGTTCTCCGATAGATCTTCCCCCAAAAACGCTATTATTCTTGAGAACACCATTGTTGACAATATGGTAGCTATCGCTGAGGAAAGGGAGTCTATGGCCCCCATTGACAATCTAGTCCTAAATTCTTTTATCACCAAGTTCAACGCCAAATACCAAGATGAGCTACTGGAAAGTCAGAAGACTCTATTGAATTGCTATATCACATCATTTGCTGATAACGGCGTCGGACTTAAGACTTTCCTTAACTCGGAAATAGGGCGCCTTAAAGAGGCGCTCGATCAGTCCCTTGTATCCGACATAATTAGAGAGGACGAGGATTTGTCCGCTAAGGCAAACAAGGTCGTAGAAAAACTCTCCAGCTTCCAGAAAGAAGGAATCAGCGACAAGGTGATCTTAACTGTGCTTAAGACTCAGAAGCTGGTAGAGGAGATGGACTAAGATGGCTATTAAGATTACTATCAGAAAAGGCGAGCAGTCTTCGATCATTACTCTGGAGATGAACATTCGCAAAGCTGTGAATGGCGATTTGATGATTTTTGATCACGGAGACATTGATATAGTTTTGTCTCCAAGAGATAGTAAGGTAATAGCATTCCCTAAAGACACATTGAATGACTTGACCTACGGCGCCCAGAACAGACTGTTCACCCATTTACATAAACGAGGCGTGGTCATGCCAGAATCTATCCAGGCCGGATCATTTTTTGGCGCCTTCGAGGCTAAACTCCAGAATCCCTTCAAAGAGGGCATCGACACGGCCAAACTGGCCTTGGTGAACATTTCTTCTTTTATTGATGAAGAACGCCCCTACTTTGAGTCAATGGAGGCGATTGTCGGTATGTCCGAGGACGAACTGGCCCACCCCGACAAGGAAGACTCCACCGAGCTTGGTGAAGTGCCACAGAGAGATGAGCAGGGCTCTATACGCCCTGGGTACATTAAGACTCCATATGCTGCCAACTACTTGTACACAGTATAGGAGACACTGAGATGGAGATGCTTGCTTTTATACTTTGCGCCTATGGCTTGACGCAAATACTGGTATATAGCGATTTTCCGCTATTAGCAAAATTGCGCCCCTCCAAAGATAATTGCAAGAAATATGGAAAGGTTTTCCACTGTCCGATGTGCATGGGTTTTCATGTAGGTTGGTTTTTAATGCTACTTTCCCCATATACAGAACTATTTAATTTTGACGTTACTGTTGCCAATTTCTTTATTTTAGGTTGGTTGTCTTCTGGAACAT